ATGTTTACGATTTTGAAGGCTTCGTAAAAGTCATCGGCAAAAACAAGCCAGTAGGATGAGAAGCGTTTTTCGCGCCCGGCTTCTTCGTCGATTGCGATTGTGGAAACTTTTGCTTTAAAAGCTTTGTCGCCATCTATGTTAAGCACATTTTCAACATTGCTTTCTTTAATGTCCTTTACCTGGAACTGTTTCAGTCCCGTTTGTTCGGCCAGCCGGTGCATTGTTTCTTCTGCATCGGTAAAATTAACGGCCTCTGTGAGGTAGGTTTCGGTTACTTTTTGTTCGCGACCGCTTTCGGTCACTTTTTGATGCCTGATTTTTGTTTCAAAATACTTTTTCATTGCTGTTGAATTATAGATTAATAGAATTTATTGTTTCTCTTTAAATTCACGGTGTGGCTGTGAGCCACGCCGTGAATGGCCGAATTATCGGTGTCAGTCTTGAGCAGGATTTACGGCTATGAATATCCTCCACCGGTTGGGCGGATGACCGGAGGAACCGCTTTGAGTCGCTAAACCATCCTGTCTTCACTCCCGAAGACATCCGGGAGTCTCTCATGTCCTCCGCTTCTAAGTGCCGGATGCGGGACTCGAACCCGCGCACACTCCTTCAATTTTCGTTATCCGGCTTGTTTACTCTTCAAAACCAGCGTGTGAAGTCCTTCTTCGTTTTCCGGTCAGGAGTTACTTTTCTTTATTTAATTGAGTAACCTTTTGAGTAAGTTGTGGAGCGGGCAGGATTCGAACCTGCAGCCTGCTGTCTTGAATGCGCGCGCCGCTGCTCGTCCAATTGAGCTTCCGCCCCGTGTGCCCCGGCTCAATCAATCACGAAAAACCGGGGCGTTGCTATGAAAAAATCAAAGCCACCTCCAACTCCCCCGGAAAGGGAAATCAGGAGGGACTTTTACACGCTTGACATTGATAAGGCGAGCCATTTCCACACGCCATTTTCATCCAAGTACTTTGCCTTCACGTAGGTTGAAGTTCTCACGGGCTTATACTGATCGTGGATGAAGTTCACGGCTTCGATAAGCTCTGTATCGCCAATTTCGCGGGCTTTTTTCGAGAGGTCGAGCACGCGTGCGGCTTTTAGTACCCCGTCTTTATTCGGTTTCAACAAGGCGCGGATAATGTCGCGGCTGTCTTTATCTTCAATTTTTTTATCGATCCAGATGTTTACCCGCTCTATTCCAATATTCACATCGTCGCCCCAGCGGTCGATGACATTAGAACCGATAATTACCGACATTTTAGTATCGGAAGTAGTAAAAGTGTGCGACTGCTGCAGTTCCATTTGGTCCTGAGTGAGGCCATAAATCTCCTTTTTCATGGAAATAAGGCTTCCAAACTGGTTAAAAATGTCCACCTTTTCTTCTTCGAGTGTTTTAGAAATGCTACGAAGGCGGTTAAACGTTGATATCACCTGTTCATCTTTTAGCGCCTGATAGTCGTTTCTGAGGCGTTTTTCAGCTTCCTTTTCGGCGCGTTCTTCTGCTGCGAGTTTTTCGCGCAGCGCCTTTTTTTCTTCGGGCGTAAGTTTTTCAAATTCTAATTTTGACATTTTATTTAAAATTAAGTGTTATAAAAATTGACTGTTTCGCGATTTACTTTCAACTCTTTTACGCTGCGATCGTCTTTAAAGTGTCCTGCTATCCGGTTGCGGGTACAGGCAATACTGTTTTCACAGAGCGCGAGACTACGGGCTGTTTCGATATTAAACCCGGCTTCCAACTTCTTTTTCAGATTTTCGCGTCGCTCTTTCAGCTTCTTCATACGCTGATGCAGGTATGTTGCTGCTTCTCTGTCGGCCTTGTACGTTTTTGCTCCCATAAAAAACTTTTTTAAGGATGAATAATGGTATTAACTGGTTGTTTCGTTCGAGGTAGTAGGCCAGGTCTGTGGTTGTTTGCACATCTATATCTCCGGCCAGAATCCAGAGCATAGTAGCCCACCACGACCAGTAAGCCTGTGAAATACGTATTTTTCCAAACATCTGTTCGGGTGTCATTTCTGCTATAGCGCTATCGCGCAGGAGCAATTTGAATTGTGCATCGAACACGCGTTTACGTGAGATGCGTTTTTTTATTTGTTCCAGGAACTCGATTCCTGAGTCGAACCAGATTTCAGTAAGTTGGTTGGGCGACAAGCTAAGGCGCTCCATGAGGTCCTCTACCTGTTCTGTTTTCATTGTACGTTGTATTATTTCTTCCATTGCTATTGGATTTTTTTGTTATAAATCTTCGTTATAATAATTTCGGGCACCTTTTGGCCAAATTGTATAAGGCTCTCCTCCACCGTAACGACTGAGGGCAAAAGCCCGATATCCTTCAATTCTTACTTTCACAAAAGCATCGTAACGGATGCTTTTAGCAGTGCGTCCTGCCGGGTTTTTTCCATCGGCATGAGAGATAAGAATGAACAGTTTGTCGGTAAATTCGCGTCGTATTGCGGTATAATCGCGGTAATTCATTCCGCTGTACTGAACGCTGTCGAGCACTATCACATCGGGGCTTCGGCGTTTGCGCAGGCGTTCTTTTAGTTCGTCAATCGGTTCGTTATCGAGTAATATTACCCGGCGTTTCACTTCGGCCATGCCCACTTCGCGGAATGCTTTTTTCATTGACTTGCTGGCACCTTCTTCCATGCTGTTGTAGGCTACGCGGCAGAATTTTGCCAAATATTTACAAAGCTGCAGGGCAAAGCGGGTTTTTCCGTTTCCGCTTTCTCCCCAAACGAGCCATGAACCCGCTATTTCGGGTGTGCCAACGAATGCGGCCCATTCGCCATCGAACGGAAGCTCGTTGAACTTCATCTGCTCAAGCTGGCTGACCGATATCGCTCTATTTAGTTTTGTTTCGGGCATATTAATTGACTGTTTGAGCTGGTTCTACAAACTCTTTATAGGCTTTGATTTTTTCTTTCACACGGCGGAGGTCGCTGTCGCAGTCTTCGTATATTTCTTTTATTGCCGCCTGATCTTCCACGCCGTTTGCAATACATACTTTTCGCACGTCGGACGAGCCTACGCCTTTGAGTCGGATGAATTTTTTACCGCCACGGCTGTAAATTTCGGGGTAGCCTTTTTTCTTACGGGTAACTCCGCGTTCCATGCGAATTTTCAGGTAGTCGGTAGCAATCATTATGATGCTGCAATGGTCCTGCAGGTTGTTGTACAATGTGATAAAAAAATATAGCAACTGGTCGGAAAGTTTATCGGCTTCGTCGAGAATGATGATAGGGTTTGCCTGGCGTTTGACGTGCTGAACGATTACTCCCATCATTTCGTACATGGTGTAACCTCCGGCATCTACTCCCATGCTCTGGAGTAATTCGCCCAGGAAGGTTTTGCGATTCCAGAAATCGTTGCATTTGAGCACGTACACACGTTTGTTTTCAGCCTGAAAGTGCTGGATTGTTTCGGTTTTTCCGCTTCCGGCATCGCCAATGATGAATGAAACCTTTGATTTTTCCTGCGAATAGCGGAGAATTTGGGTGAGGAGTTTGAAATCGCGGGTTTCGGCAATGTTCCACACATCTGATGAATAGCCGATTTGCGCGGCTACGTTTCGCCACATTTCTTCGCGTATTTGTTCCCATTTGCCATTAAGCATTTGAGTAACGGTTGCGGCGCTCACATTGCGCAGGCTGTTGGCTGCCCGGTTACGGCTCTCGTACCGCTCGCAATAAGCTGCGAGTTTGTCTGTGATTTTTTGTTTCTGTAAATTTTCCATACTTTTGTTTTACTTTTTGTATATCCCGGTTTCTGCCAGTTGGCGGAGGCCGGGATTTGTTTTAAATCAAATCGTATAAACTTGTTTCGTCTTCGTCTTCATCGTCGGTCACTACTGCGTTGCTCATTGCTTTTTGCAGTTTGCCGAAATTGTCGGCAGGTGTGGCTTTTGCTTTTTTCTTTTTATTTATTCCTTTTATACCCGGAGTTACAAGCCCATTTTGCTCAGGAAGTTGGTTGTGCTGCCGCTGAATTTCCATGAGCGACTCCTGCATTTCTTCGCGCAATTCGGCAGAGGCTTTGTCGATAGCCGCCCAGCGTTCCATTTCGCCTTTCTGCTGCTCTTGTTTTCCGCGGTGAATACTCACCTTTTCGTAGGCTTCGGTAACAAAGCGGAGGCCCTGCGGGGTGTCTTCGTACAGGTATATCATTGAGAAGTCCTGCGGATCGTATTTAATTCTGAATTTTTTATCGATGTTGCGGACCAGCCACTTGATATCTGGCAGGCCGTTTGGCAGGTTGACTTCGTATTCGTAAGCCACGTTTTTTTCCTGGAATTTCAGCCCCCAGGCACCACAGGTAACAGGTTTTTCGCGAAGCACCCAAAACAGGTCTACCATGTCCATGAGTTCGAGCTTCACGGTTTTAGGATTTTCGCTCTCATGATACATGTCGATACGCGGCTTTCCTGTTTTTGGGTGTGGCGCTTCGTTCCATTCCCGGCGTCGTTGCTTGTATGTTTCGTAAATTTCGTCGAGCGTAGGCAGGTTATTTTTATTGGCCATTATGAATTCCATGTTGGCTTTCGACTCTTCGCGTTTTGCCTGGATGTTCTGACCGGTAAAAAACCAATCTTTTTTAAGGAATTGCTGCTGGAACCTTCCGAACGCGCTCTCGATGGTTTTTGATTTTCCGTTATAGGGTTTTGTTTTGATGGCGAGGTGCGAAAGTTTGGTAAGGAAACTCCCGGCTTCGAGTTTTTTATGTCCGCCCTGATTGTCGTAGCTGATTTGGTAGGGCTTATGCTGGCTCACCTGCATTGCCATGCGGTAGGCGCTGTATTGCGCGATGTAATCTTCCGTGTCGGAAATATGGTATCCGATCATTGCTTCGCTGTACACGTCCATCACTTCGTACACGCTTGTAGTTTTCATCTGGAAGCGGCCTTTTTCATCGCGCGTTTGGTAGAAGTAGTTGAGTTTGGTGCCGTCGCTGTACCAGAGGCTGTCGCGCATGGTTGGCAGGATGGTTTTATGCTGGTACATGTATTTTTCTTTGAACTTGAGTTCGCCGTAACGCTGGCTCCACCACAGGGGCTTAATATCTTCCTGGTATAAAAACCGGTGAATAGTGTCGACGTGTTTGAGTGGTTTCCATTCCTGCTTGTCGGCGAGGTGGTTGTATTCGGCCAGTAGTTGATTTTCGGTCGCCACGTGATCAACCATACTGGTCCATCGTGAGAGAAGCCAGATTTTTGCTTCGTCGTTAATTTTTTCGGAGTTTTTGTTGCACCAGTTCCCGTGAATGATGCTTTCGTAACCGATTCGATCGTATCGTGAATTGTCATGTGCTTTATAGCGTTTATAGCGGTCTTGAAGGCGGCGGTAATTATCGGG